ACTTACTTGCGATGGAAATCCGAAGCTCAAGACCATAAAACTAACACTCCCAAAAAATGCTTCTTCGAAAAAGTTGACATTGCATTATCAAAAAGAGAACAAGTATTGATAAACCCTGTCATTGATAAAATCGTAGAAGAACAATCAGCATACTATGCATTAGAATATGCAAAACTACGATTAAAAGCAAAAATAGCAAGAGATGCTAAAGACACTCAAGATAAACTAATCGATGCACAATTAATAGAAATCACTGAAGATGATGTAGAGTGGATTAACCATGTCAGCAACTATAATAAATGAAAACCAAATGCAACAACTAGCTGACGAATGCAAAAGAAATCTACTCAAATTCTATTATACATTTGTAGCATTAAGATTTGAAAATACAACCGAAGCCCCACACTTACTAGACCTAGCAGATAAACTAACACAATGTGTTTATAATCCTGACTTCAGTAACAGATTATGTGTGGCAATGCCTCCACAACATTCAAAGTCTAGTATGGTTACTGTGGCATTTACATTATGGTTATTCATAAGAAATCCAAAACGCCGAATACTTGTAGTAAACAGTGAAAAAGAATTAAGTAAAACATTCGGTATCCAAATAAGACAACTAATGCATAACATAGGTCATTACTACAATATGAAAGTCAGTAATGTCCAATCAAGCAATACTAGCTTAATGTTCACAAAGAATGGTGAACTATGTGATGGCAGCATAAAACTAACTGGAGCATCTGGTGGAATCACAGGAAGACCTGCTGACATAATTGTTGTTGATGATCCATACAAAGGACTGATTGATGAACTTACACCAACTGCTTTAAAGAAGAAATGGGATTGGTACACTAGCCTTATTGAGCAAAGAGCAAGGACACAAACCAAACTGATTGTATTGCATACTAGGTGGCATTCAGAAGACATTCAAGGAAAGATAAAAGAAGATGAATATCAAGCAAGTAAATACCATTTCATAGAATACCCTGCTATTGATAGTGAAGGCAAACCTTTATGGGATTATTACGGAATGGACTTTTACCTGGACAAACAGAAGACAATGGGTGAGCGTCAGTTTCAAGCAATCTACCAACAAAAACCACTAGACCTAACCAGCGATTTCTTCCACACCGAACACTTACACTTTCACGATTACTACGATGACTACAGCATCGGCCGTGTCAGGTCATGGGATATAGCATCCAGTGATGATAGTTTAGGAGACCAAAGAGACTACACCGCCGGAGTAAGAATGGAAAAAACACCATCCGGCCAATACTGGATATTCGATTACGAACATGGACAATACGGCAACAATGTCAAAAATGTAATAAAAAATACTGCACGAATGGACAGCCCCGCATACACCATTCTACTAGAACCCGGAACAACAGGTGGAGCATCTGGCCTACTATACCAAGAATACAAACAAGCATTACCAGGATACAACACCCGACAAAGTGAACCTAAAGGAAGTAAAGCCGACAGAGCCACACCACTAGCCAACGCAATATACGACGGCCACGTACACATCATGATAAACGATAATGAAAAAAGAGAAACACTACTCTCACAAATGAAAGCATTCCCAAATGGAAAACACGATGATATAATCGATGCATTAGCTTACGCTTACAATTACTTATCAAAAATAGAAAAGAACACCATCAGGACAGGTGGACATAGAACAAGAAGGAGACTATGAAAAATATGGGATTACTAGATAATATTAACAATCGAATATTCAACAGAGTCAGTAAGAACAGTACTGTTGGATCCAGTGTGGGAAAACATTCAACCTACACTACATTATTCCAACGTAAAGACACTACTGTACCTTATGATATAGGTGTTAAGATTTTACGTGATACTCAGGTTAGTACTGGTTTTGATATAATTAAATATTTACTCAGTAGTAAACAGTGGATTTTAACTGATGCTGAAGAAAACACTGACTCAGAGATTTTTGATTTCATCAATGATATGTTGCATAATATGGGTACTGAGTTGAATACTGTGGTTAAGCAGATGTTATCTGCTATACTATGGGGTTTTAGTGTTCATGAGATATTGTTTGATGTTGTGGATGGCCTTATTGTTGTCCAGGATGTTCTACCAATTCATATTAAGACTTTACAGCAGGAACCGTTTGTGTATGATGATGATGGTAATTTGATTGCTATTCATCAAGTATCAAGGAATGGTGAAGTGGATATTCCGATTAACAAATGCTTACTATACAGTTATAATAGTTTGTATGATGAAAAAGAAGGCCACGGCCTCCTATATGACTTCCTACCAATTGTAGAAGACAAAGAAAATACTATGGATTGGTTAATGACATATGCAGAGAAAAATGAAAACCCAACATTATATGGTAAAACATCAAATCCTGCAAGCCGTGATGAATTGTTATATGCTTTCGAAGACATCAGTGATGGAACTACTGGTTTAGTGATTGGAGCGGAAGATGAAGTTGGAGTATTAGAATCCAGTCATCGTGGCGAAACATTCTTCGACATATTACAATACAAAGACAATCAGATATTCCGTAGAATGTTCATCGGAAACTTATTATTAGGCGATAACAGTCAAACTGGAACATATGCACAATCCAAGACACAATTTGATTTCACCACGCAAGTTTACGATGGAATACTAGAAGAAATCGCCAACATATTCCAAATGCAAGTAATCAATCCAATAGTTGAATTCAACTACGGAGCAGAAGTTAAACCGCCAGTCATAAGCTTTGATAAATTCAGTAGTGGCGATATGGAGAAACTATTCAATATTATTAAACCTTTGATGGATAATGGAACATTAGATTCGGAGAATAGTGCAGTTCAAGAATCATTAGCATTATTATTCAAATCCGAAGCCGGAGTAGAATACACCAATAATATCGAACCCATAACTGAAAATTACAATTACCAACCTACACCCATAGAATCTGAAGCATTAACCGAAAACATAATAAGTGATTTAGATGGTATCACAAGACAAACTGATTAAAAACGGTATACGATACACTGACAGTTTATTCGAAGAATTAATCCGAAGACTAAATCAAGGTGTAAAGGAATCTGATACTTTGGAATCATTCCTGGAACAAACATCAGAATACACAACCGCCAACCCATTAATCACATTAGGTTACGATACCACAATGCTCAAACTAATACTCGCTGAAACCAACAATCACAAATTCAGCAGACCGGCACAAAAAGAACTAACCAGGATAACAATCGAAAACTATGTCGGAGACCTAATCCGGAATGTCGGTGAAGACATCAAACAATCAGTCAGAGACATTGTCCTTGATGGTTATAATAATAACTTATCACAATATGAAATCGCTGACAACATAACCAGGAAAGTTGAAGGAATTAAAAAGACACGAGCGAACACCATCGCACGTACTGAAATAGCCAGGACAGCAACAGTCAGTGATTATATTATCAACAAAGAACAAGGAGCAACTGGTTACACAGTAACCTGTAGAAACACTTGTTGTGATAAATGCGCATGGACATACCATGGTGTTGAACATAACACTAACCCTGACACTAGTAGTAGAGAATTCACTAAAGGAACACCAGTACAATTCCCTATTGAAGACACCGAACATTTACCACCATTACATCCAAATTGCAGATGTGTAGCAAGATTTTATGCTCCAAGCAAATATCGTGGTAAAGTCAGAATAGAATAAATTCATTCTCATATTTGCCAATGACAACCAGTATGTGTTCGAGGCCCATACTAAAACATTTTTTTTGAGGTGGAAATTTATGACAAATGAACCAATCAAAACTGAACCATCAGTAGATCCAAAACCAGAACCGGTCGATGATACTATTGAAAAATTCAGTGAAATCAAAGACAAGTACGAGAAGACAATCAATGACAAAGACAAAGAAATTGCTGAACTCAAAGCCAAGTTAAAAGCTAAAGACGGAGAAGTCGATGACACCATTAATCAATTGAATGAAGAAGTCAACGAAAAACTCCAACAAGCAGAAGAACTTAACAAACTAAGAGAAGATGTTCAGGAATTACTACAAGACAAAGCAGAAGCAACAGTGGACAAATACATCACTGAAGGTAAAATAGTCCCTGCACAAAGAGAAAAAGCATTGCAACTCTGCTTAAGAGACCAAGACATGTTCATAGATTTATATGAAAACGCACCATCAATCGTTGAAATGAAACCCAAAGCCAAAAGGCAAGTAGGCGACGTTGACAAGATGGTAAATTACTTTAAATAATTAAATTAAAAAAATGGAGGATTCACAGAATGAGTGAAGAATACAACATGGGACAACTCGGTGTAGTTGCTCCATTCGACGCAAAAGAAGGCACTATCACTATGACTGATGGTGCAACAGCACATGGAAACGTTAAAGTGCCAGTATTATCTGCAGCATTAAAAAAAGGAGATTCAGTTACTTTAACTGATGACTTCCAAGTAGCCAAAGCATCCGGTACAGACCTTGTTATTGGTATCGTTTACAACACTCCAAAATGGGAGATTGAACCAGTAACCGATTACACCCAAGCACAAGCAATCAGCGCTGAAATGTTAAGAGAAGTTGGAGTGGAAACTATCTTCAAAAAAATCTTAACCTGCCCAGCAAAAGCAAGTGAAGGCATTGAAGCAGGTAAATACTTAGTGAACAAAGCAGGAACTTTTGAATTATCTGCATCCAGTGGAACCACTGCAACTAGTTTCATTGCTTTAACCGACCAAGATTCCACAGCAAACCGTGTTGTTGTAGGATTCATCTAAATATTAGGAGGAATTATAGTATGGAAACAATCCCAGAAATGTTTGAAGAAAGAGTACATAACCTCGAATTTTACGCTCAAAAACAAATTTACAACCGTATTCAATTATTAAACAAATTACCTATGGTACAAAATGTATCTGGTGAATTCACTAATTACATTGGTGATAATAACCCTGATGATGTTAAAGGTAATGTTATCAGTACTGGTGATGGTTTAGATTTCAACGAAATCAGTTTCGGTGAACCATCCATGTATCGTGGAGCAACCGTACCTAAAGGTTTCATGTTCAAAATGAACTCCCGTCTTGAAGACAAAGGCAGATTAGATGCAACATTACAAGTCTTCATGAACAAAGCAATTGGTAAATTAGCAAACTTCTATGACAAATTATACATGGACAGTTTAGCAGCAGGTGCAGGAATCACCAGTGTATCTGATTTAAAAACTATTAACAGTAGTGCTACTGGTGTAGATGTTATCGAAAACGAACTCCGTATAATTAACGCAATGGAAAACGTTAACGGTGTTGACACTGGTTTAACCCCAACAACTGTTTTCTTACCAAGAGCAGATAAATTAGCAATCGACATTGCATTAGCTAAATCTGACTTAATCGATGACAGTAACTTCGAATACATTGCTACTTCAGGTGTTGCTGCTAACAAAAAAATCATCATGGACCTTGACACTCCTACCTGTACTATTGAAAAATTCGCAGACCCTAAATATTCAGTTATCAGTCAATTCGAAACTGAATCTGAAACCGGTAGAGTTTACAATACCGCAGGTGATGTTTTACCACAATCTTTCATTAACGTGAAAATGACCGAACCTAACGAACCACAAAGAAGTTACATTTACTTGTTCGCAGAATCCGGTTTAAACATTCTTGAAGCTAACGGTATTATGTATATTTAAGCATAATACCCTCAATTAAATATTATTTTTAACGGAGGAATAATTTATGGTTAATTATCCAACAATATTAGGCTTACCACAAAGAGAAATCAACCGTCAATTCTACGAAATGTTAGTAAAAGCAGAAGCTGGTGATGCATCCGCTATTCAAGCATTAGCTGATAAAATTGGTGATGATACTACTGCTAACACTATACTTAAACGTTTGAAAGATATTGAAACAGATATTGGTTCTGAATCCACTGCTAATTCAATGTTGAAAAGGATTAAAGACTTGGAAACTGCTGTTGGTGATGCGGATAGTGGGCTTGTTAAAAGTGTAGCAACTATCAACAGTGAAATTGGTGATGAAGAAACCGCTGCCACTATACTTTATAGGATTAAAGCATTAGAACCATCAGGATAAGGTGATGTGTTATGTCTACACCATATTGTACAAAAGAAGAAGTGAACAGTCTATTCGGAGACATCAGTGGCGATATAACTGATGAAATGTTCAATACTGCATTGGATAACAGTACTGCTTGGATAGAAGCCAACCTCAAAAGAAACTACGTGCCAATACCAACAACTAATCCAA